CCACACCTGATAATCATTCGACCCATCTGGATGGGTAGAAAATTGAACTGTATTATATGTTGCACTTATGGCCACCGGTGTTGAATCAGCATAGTTCTTGGCTGTCTTATACAGATTATCCGTATAGAGAATATCAATATTAAGACCAAATTTTACACCCCACCCCATATTAAGCACATCGCCAGCCCCTGCTCCAGTGACAGCATCAACTGACACAGAATCTATTTTAGCAAAAGCAAGATTTGTATTATAACCGGTTGCTGCTGCCACCATTACTACCTGTTCAGTTCTGCTAGTTTCACCAGTGGATAGTGTGCCGGTAACCGTTAGAGTGACACCAGATATAGATGTATCACCATCTGTATAGATAAAACGTATATCTCGTGGGTAATCCGGATCAACTATTCCAACCAGAACACCAGTCCCACCGGACAGATCGTATGTAGTAGCCTTCCCTGTGACTGTTGCAGCATCTGGGTCAATAAAATATATAGTGCTTGTTTTTTCTGGGGCGTCATCAATAGCGTCATTAGTGACTAAACCCTCATTACCTTTCATTAACCCCCTGATAACGCTAGAATCTATGGTGAGGCCACCACCAGCACCGTCTGTATAATTCCCATTAAAAATAGCTAAGTCAACACGTTGAATATCGTAATCCGATAAAGCTAATGATTGACCCAAAAATTCTGAATTTTTTACTATAGCGGTATCAATATCCTGTATCCTTCCAGCTATTGAGGATGTAGAGGAATTTTTGAATTCGACATCATCTATATCAACCCTGCCATTGCCTACATTTAGAGACCCATTAGTAATCATAACAGTCTGTATACATCCAGAAACAGAGCTATCAGAAAAGCTTATATCCGATATGCCACGCCCACTTATAGCTGTAGTGCATCCAGATATTAGGGAATCACTTATCTTGCTTATAGCGTATTTACCAGCCGAGCTTCCAAGATAATTAACCCCATAATAACAATCCCGTATCTCCGTACCTCTTACATTTATTTCAGGCGCATTGTTATGCCAGATTCCATTCCCGCTATACTGCAAAGGGTCGGCTGCAACAACTGATTCCTTAGCCCCATATATCAAGCAATCAATGATATCTGTTTTGTCAGCCGTTACAAAAACACCTTTACCCCAATTATCAAATGAATATGAGTTGATAACTTTACAGTTATAGTCGATAGTCGCCCCAACACCCTTTTCGACAGATATACCACCGCCCATTACAAGAGGAGCAGAATAGCCCTCTCTATCATTTAGGGAGTCATGTCCATTCCCCCATGACCAACAGCTATCTATTATACATGCAGGAGCATTGAACAATGTAATACCATAATCGTAATTATTATAGGCTATGCAGTTTCTTATCGTACCGTTTGTAGTCGTGCTCAGGTCATTAGGGTCTATACTAGCGCTAGAGATGCCAGATCCAGATATAGCTATACCATTATTATAATAAGAGTTAGACCCTGTGCACTTCTCTATTAAGACATCATCGCAGAATCTGGCAGCAATGCTGCCAATCAGGCCATTGGTAGCATGTAAGCCTGAGATCTTAACCCCTTTATAAAATTGGACACCTACAGCATCATAGTACTGAGGGGAATCTGAACCGTATACATATGTTATTCCATCACCATTGCCATCTATAGTTGGGTTGCCGATGCCTATAATTTCTATATTCTCAATCCAAGTTGAAACGGCACCAGACCAAGCTTGTATAACTGCATTAGCTGTAGTGGCCGTTAGCGTTATATCGTCTTGAATTATAATTGTTAAATTATTGATACCTGCAAACTCAATTTCTGCTGAAGTGGTATACCCTGATCCAGTATTAATAAAATCAACAGTACCACCATCATCAGAATCAAAAGACCTTGCCATATCCGCAAAGGCTGTATAATCATCTACAGCCCCACCCTGAGCGCCAAAATGGAAAGGGGTTACCCTACCACCACCTAAAAGCCTTAGCGTACCTGGCCCGCCCTTAATCTGCTGTCTATCCCCCATGACCATTTTAGACGCATACCCTACTACAGTTATACCTGTATTTATGTGCAGCGCCGCACCATCATCAAAATGTAGGGTTAGATATTCCGGGAAGGTGGCACCAGAGGCTACCACAAAGGGCGTAGACACCCCACTAAAATGCCTAAGCGACATATAGCACGGGTCACCTATTCCCGCTATGGTGACTAAATTTCTTAACATCTCAGCGCCACTAGATGGGTAGTACGACACTCCCACTTTATCGTACCCAGCCCACGCACTACCCACCATACCCCACAACATTAATAGTGTTAATATTACCCTCTTCATAGCCCTAGAACCTCCAGTTTACACCGTCATAGTTAAAAGTTACCTGTTGCCCGCCGGTAATTACCTCGAATATACCGGAGGAATCAAAATTTATATTGGCCGACCCGTCGCCACTATTTACTACTGTCATCCTAGCGCCCTTACGAAATGTACCGGAAGGGTTAAAGCTACGGCTAGTACCATCAGGGTTAAGGTAGTACGTGCGGTGCTCCTGCCAAGAGTCGGTAAACGTCTCATTACCCGTCATTGTGGATTCATACGGGCCGCTCAGCCAGTCCTTAAGTAGCACCTGTGACCCTGCGGAGTCGTAAACGCCAGTAATCCAGTTACCCGCTACTATCTCCCCGCCGGTAAGCGCGGAGCCGTCAGGGTAGTTAAGATCTACAGCACCGAGAGTGCCTATCTGCACCGTACATGCACCGGTACTGTCTGTAGCTGCCTGAAAGGTCAATACCTGGCCGTCGTAGTACTGGTCTAGCCCAGCGCCATTCTTAAGGGCTAGCTCGTAAGTATCGGCGCTCCCTGTATCCTCGTAGACCTGGGCCACACCTAGGGCAGCTACCAGACCATTAAAGTACTGGGATGTTACGGCAGTATCCGCAGATCCCGACGGCGTAATACCTGCCACGGCCAGCACCCTAGAGAAAAACCCTAACCAGTCGTTACCCCATACTCTATCTAGCGGCGTACCATCTAACGCCCCTGGGGATGTCTCATTTTTAAACGAGCCCCCCGGATAGTCTGAATCCGCCGGTGTAGCGTTAGTGTACTGCACCTCTATTTTTATGGCCATTGCCCTTACCTCCCTATGATGTTAGCTCTATAAGTAACCCACACCATGTATGGGCTGGTTTGTATTTTACGATCAAGCTTATTAGCTCGTCCCTACGAGATGCTGGTACCTGCGCCGTGTCAATCTGTGTTAGGGCTCCCGTGCTTGGGTCCCTGGTGGCCTCCCCACCTATAAAGAATACCAGAGGCCAGTATATGGGGTCCGTAGGGTCTGGGTAGGTTACCTTACGCCGGATAAGTGCGCCACTGGTGGCCCCCATCTGCGTATCTGCGCCGCCCATAACTGATATATCTCGCCCAAACATACCCAACCAGTCGAGTTCATTATAGAACAGGTCGCCGTTAACCACATACTCCCCGTTAGTGCCACCCATTACGGCCCCGGCAGCACCAAACACTGTATCGGAGTCGCCAAAGATAGCCCCGGAGCCCGTAAATATGAATAAGCTAGGGTCTACCGCAGGGTTATTACGGTGTACATATAGGCCAAACCCGGCTAGCTGTAGCTTAGCCTGTATGTACTCGTCTGTACCTTCATTGCCGCCGGAGGTTTTAGCCGCCAGTAGCCTGTCTCGGCGCTCTGCCTCTGTTAGGTCGGGATTAGGTACCAGGCCCCACTCTTTCTCGGCGTCGCTTAAATATGCGGTCTTAAGCGGGTCGCGTATGTCCGCCAGCTCCCCCAAGAACTGCTTTACATCCTCGTAGTTAGTGGCCTGCCCGGTAAGGAGGTTATCAAAGTCCCCGCCGGGCTTAGGCACCCATAGGGGGCCAGGAGGTAATAGGGCGTCTATAACTGGTCGGTAACTGCTAGTCATATGCTACCCCGGCAAGCTTGGCGAGCTCCCCAGGTTGCAGGGTGTATAGCTCAAATATGCCAGCCCCTACCAGCTCTATGGTAACGTCCTGGGCGGATCCACCTAGGGGGTCCAATACACTCTGTACGGTGGTGCTCACGGTCAATTTAGATATGGTATCATTACGCTCTGATAGGATGTCCACCCCCTCAATGTATGGGCGTGTCCCTCTAAGGTAGAGGTCCAGGGCGGTCTCTATGTCTGCCTTAGCCTGAGCCTCCAGGGTGGAGTCTACAACCAGGCCAGTTATGGTCACGTTAAAAGAGCTACGGGTTATAGATAGTACATCCATTGTGTCATCCTCCAGCCCTAGGGGTGCCTGTGCGGCTCCTGTGTCAGGGTTGAAGTTGATAGCCTCGCGCACCTCATCAAGCAGAGACTGTGGGGCTATGCCGTCTATCTGTACGTCGCTGGTGGCCTCTATAAATACTGTGCGCTCCCCAGGGTTAGTACTGGACGGTGACCCAAAGTTACGACCAGCATAAGGGTATGCCCTCTGCACTCCGCTTACCTTCTCGGACCACCTTTTATAGTCTGTGGTATTGCCTGCGCCAGGTGTGGACCTTATGGCGAATAGTACGCGCTCTCTGTAGGCCTCCTGGTCCTCTATATCGGCTCCCGTATTGTCTACGCTGGTAACTGTAGCTGTACTGGCTGCGCCGGGTATCTCTCGGCCTAGAGAGAGTGTAGCCCCTACATCCAGGCCACCTACAGCACCCGCAACGCTGGCGGTAATTGATGGGCTGGCCACGCCGGAGGCTGCGGTAGTTGAGGAGTCTGTAAAATATCTTATACCGTTGGACTGGCCGGTAAGTGGGAAACCCGCAGGTACTACGGTGCCGTCCTCTGCCACTATATCCACAGTCAATACGGTGGCCTCTGCCTGGTTACGGTTAACCCCGTACTCTGCGCCTATATCCTCCAAGTCCTGGCCGGTAGCAGTAAGGGCGAGGTTCTGTTTAGCCCGCTCCGCCCCGTACTTATAGAGCCCTGTAATATTAAGGGCCTCCACCCCCGATATAACCTTATTATAGGCCTTATCGTTAGGCGGCGTGTCCTGGTTTAAGCTGCTCTCCAAGTTAGCTATATTGGTATCCTTGGTCTCTTCCGTTGTGGGTATCGTTAGTGCCATGCGTTATACCTTTTTATAAGCTGGGTCTACTATCTGGGCGCTCCAGTTAAGGCCATTTTTAGATATTAAGAGCGTCTGCACGTCCTTACCGGGCGGCTCTATGGTTATCTCCGTTTGTACCACCTCGGCCCGTGGGTTAGTAGTAACCGCTGTAACCGTGCCGAATACGTCACTATCTAGGGCCTTTTCTGCTGCGTCCCTAATCTCGTTAAGTGCGGACAGTGTTATGGGCTGCCTGTGGGCCTCCATAAATCCGCTACCTACCTGCTCCGCCGGGTCCCTAAACAGTGCGTTACCGCTCCATCCATCCTCGGTAAACAGACTAATCAAGGCTAAATTCTCCAGACCCCTATCCATTACCGGCTGTCCGTCTTTGTACGGGATGTCCGCCCCGTCACAGTCGAGCGTTAGTTTAGGATCTCCCTGATATATTAAGTCTGTCATACTATGGTACCTTAACCGTCGGTACTTCCGCCCCGCTCATATCCGCGCTAGACGGTGTGCCAGGTGCAGAAGGTGTAGAAACCGGCCCCACGGGCGCCGTAGGGTGCGTATGTGAATTATAAACGGTAATCAGAGCGTTAAGGTCGGCTGTAAGTGTATCAAAAGCCGCTTTCATATCCGTAAATGCTACCGCCGTATCAGTATTACCGTTAATCTCTATGTTACCGTCAGCCTGCATTATAATAGAGGCGGCCCCGTTGGTCAAGGTGATAGTGCCGCCGTTACCTAAGGTGATTGTGGCTACACGGGCCGCGCCGTCCTCGTCGGTGCTGTATACCTGCTTTGCGCCTACTTGCCCAGCTAGCTCTAGGTCCGTATCGTCAGTAACCGCGCTGGTGAGTTTCCAGGCGTTGCCCACCTGCACCAGGAGCACTCGGGAGCCTACGGGCGGGTTAGACTCGGTGCCGAAATTATCCGCAAGCTCTACGCTCTGTACGTCCCCCTCGCTGCTAACCTCTGTCTGCAACATACGTACGGTTTTCTCGCCGTCTCGGTTAGTTGTGTCCTCGCGCCCTGTTATTAAACCGGCTTTTACCATGGCTCCTCTATATCCTCTGTGGTGTAAGTTTGCGGCGGTATGAGCGACAAAACCGCTGTACGCTGGGTCTCCGTCTCCACATACTCGACCGCCCTTATCAAAAAGTCGAATCCATCAGGTATAAAAAGTGTGGGGCTGGTTACTGTAACTATGGTGTTAGGCTCCCAGAGGTTACCCGCCGGGCCGTACCACCCGCGTACCGGTATCGATATGGCCATAGCCTTAGCTATCTGACTATTACGCCGCCATATACTGGCCTCTGATATGTTGCCGTCGGTAGAATCGTCAGCGGTAAATGTTAAAAATCTCGAGCGCGGCACTCGAGAATCTATAGCCGGTGATACATTTTTGTTAGATAGCGGGGACTGACCCAGGGCCGTGTAGGTGTTAAATCGTTGCCGCCCGTCATAGTCGGCGCCCCATGCGGTAACAAAATTTTCTCCCTCTACCAGGGAGCCTACAGGCTCGCCCTCAGTATTCGCCCTGGTTATAAGTAGATCTCCGTTAACAGTATTCGACACCAGGCCCCCGCGCTGCTGGGCGTAGGTAAGGAGGTGGTCGAAAATGGTTTCCTGCTCGTCTGCCGTAGTGCGCTCAAAGATACCGCCTGTATCAAAGTCAGCACTGGCATTTATACCCACTGCGGCTACTAACTCCTCGGCCAGCTGCTCTAGGGTTATGTCTGACCTCTGGTAAGGCGTCTGTACTGTAGAGTCCACAATATCCACGGTGAAGCTATTGCCCTCTATGGATGCTGTACGCTGGGTGTCGCTAAGGGCTGGGGACACCCTGTACAGCACCCCATTTACGGCCAGGTCCCCGGCTATATAGGCGGAGGCCTTAGGGTAGCTATAGGGTGCAAGCTTTGTGGCTATCTCTGAATCCAGATCTAGGGGTAGCAGTGCGCTCCACCCGTCCCCGCAGGTGTCCATAGTGCGTATGATGCGGGCGGATACGTGCGGCACTCGTACACTGTCTACCAGTATGGTTATACCGTCGCTATCTACCGTAAGCGCTGCCAGCTCAGTCTTAAGAGCCTCTCGCTCCGCCAGGTCAGGTAAGTTTATTACCTGCCCCACTATTATGCTATCTGGATCGGTTATGGACGGATTAGCGGCCTGTATACGGGGGTAGTATGACGCGTCTCCATACTCCTTGAGCGCTATACCTGATAGAGTGTCACCACTCTGTACGGTGTACTGGCTAGACATATACCACCACCGATTTACCCGCCGGCATAAGTAGTATATCGTCACCCTTTAGGTCGTTTGAGGATATAAAGAGGTCTAGGTTAGCCTCTATGTTCTCCGGGCCGTATTCCTGGATAGATAGCATTATAGGGGCCGTAGGTATGGACAGTATAATGGTCTTTTCCACCAGGAGATTAAAAGAGGACGATAACAAATAGGCTATACCCGCGGCCGTCACTTTGTAAGCATCGTTAAAGCTCTGCGACTGGCTAAAGTACTGCTGGTCTATATCCACACCGGCAAAGTCAGATTGTATGGTGTCCAGGGCGTCGGTAACCTCCTGCACCTTGGTTTTTATATCCTCTATGAGCCCTAAAGCCTGGGGCCTCGTTGAGAGCTCGCTAGTAACCGCTATGGTACTTAGTGCGCCTATGGCTGCAGTAGCGCTTAACTCCTGCACGCCGGCGGTATTTTTCTGGGCCTCAAGAGTACCAGATACGTCTATGTCTAGCACCTCGTCGATAAAAGCAGAGTACGCCGCAGTCCTAGACGCAGAGTCGGTATTAGCCAGGGCTGGTAGCTGCGTCACGTTATTAACCTGCCCGGCCAGTACCTCTACGTCTATAGGTATCTCGTCTAAGGTATTATCTATGCCACGCAGTATAGCGTTAACCTGGCTTAATAGTGAGGAGTCGGAGGCATATAAAGCCCCTAGAGTCTCAGTTATGGCGGTCTTCGCCCTATTGGTGGCCGTAACTATTGCCACCCTACCCCTGGATGTGGTCTGTCTGGCATTATCCACAAACTGGAGCGCGTTGGTAGCCTGCAGGGTACTTACCCCGCCAAAGGTACGCCCCTTAAGCTCCGGTAGTGATATGGCTGCGCTGGTATCCTTAGGCTCTATCCACTCGGTACTTATCCGGGTTATATTGCCGGACCCGGTAGGGTCGTTACGCTCGGTTATACTCGCTAAGTACACAGATACGGCGCCCTTGACTGGGTGCGCTATACTCCATAACCCTGATACCGCCGCAGCCTTGAAAAACCGTGAGGCCTCTAGGTCGTTATTTTCACCCTCGAATATCAGATCTATGGGCCATACCGCAGCCCTAGAGCCCTGGTCCTGGATCTCTGCACCGTTGGACCCTGGGAAATCAAAAACCCCCAGCTTACGCTCTAGCGTCCGCTCGTCGTCGGTCCAATTAGGAGTAAATACGGACCCGTCAGGCCCCGTAAGTCTTATATTTTCTTGTAATCTATCGCGCCAGGTCATCCATTAGCCCCCAGTAGCTCAGTGCGTACCGCTGGTGCTCCTGTGGTCTGGGTATCTACGGTAGACCCTGCAGGTGCTCCGGATATGTTTAGCTGCCCATTAAAATTGATATTTTGGGCCTGTACGTCTGTTTGGTTAGGTGGCGTAATTGGCTTCTCGGCTCTAAGGGCTACCTCGGTCTGTAGCTTATCTATGGTGTCAACCACCTTGTCCAACCCCTCGGTATCGAACCCGAGTAGCTTACCAAATTTAGATGCCGTGTTTATAACGGCTTTTACTATGTCGCCCCAAGTGGCTAAGAAAAAATTAGCCCAGGTATAAAAAGCTTTTTTAATTATCTCCAGGGCTAACAAAAACCCAGATTTAAGCTTTTCCCATACCCCTCCTAGCACATCTAGCCACCAGTCTGTAGACTCTACTACTATTTGCGACCACCAGGCCCACAGCTTTTTAAACTGCTCGCCCCACCATTGGAAGGTAAAGCCTATTACCTCTCTTACTTTATCCCAGTGCTTTACAAGTAGTATCACTATACCTATTAACGCCACTATGCCGAGTATCACCATACCTACCGGATTTAACATCATAACAGCGTTAAATATGCCTTGGGCTACTATAGCTTTTCGCATAAGGCCGATGAACTTAAATAGGGCTATAGCCTTCATCGCCGCGCTATAGGCTACCAAACCCCCTACCATTACCGGTATTATAGGCTTAATAAAATTAAATACCGCCCGCAGCTTATCAAAGCCGTCTACTATCTTAGGTATCCAGGGCTGCAGACTCTTAACCCCCTCAACTATACTGGCTACCGTCGTCTCAATCTTTTGGGCTATTATCTCCTGATTAGCCTCCGCCCAGGAGCGTATACGCTGGGCCAGCTGGATACCCACATTTACGAGGGTCTTTAGTTGAGGCATAAGGGCGGTACCTATGGCGGCTGCGGTTAGCTTTACATTATCTCTAAAAGTACTAAACCTACCTGTTAGGGTCTTACTGGCCATTTCCATACCGTTAAAAAATAGGCCTCCATCTGAGGTCATATCTTTAAAGGCCTGCGTTACTACGTCGCCCGTGGCGGCCCCGGCCGCTACCATTTCCCTCATTTCTCCTATGGTTAGGCCCAGCTGATCAGCCATAGCCCCTAGTATAGGCACCCCCGCATTTACTAACTGGTTTATATCCTGCATTGAGGCCTTACCAGCCGCCTGTATCTGTGAGTAAGCTAGGGTTATCCTATCAAAACGCTCTGCGTTACCTACCGCTGTATCCCCCAACATCCTAAGCGTGGGTATAAGGTCATCCTGGGCGACTGCCTCAAAACCCATTAATAGTTTAGTGGCATCTGATAGGTTGGTGAACTCGAATGGGGTACTAGCCGCCGTCTGGTTTAATAATTCTACCGTATCTGCGGCTGTTTGTGCGGACCCCGTTAACGTGGTAAAGGATGTTACAGCATCCTCTAAAAGTGAAGCCTGCTGCACTATACCTACTATACCTGTTTTTAATAGCCTGATTCCCCCGCGCACTACATCTGCCGCCAGGATGCCCTTAAGGACCCCGCCAAAAGTAGTACCGCTTGAGGAGGCCTTTTTAAAGGCCGCGCTCGTATTATCACCGAACTTAGTAGACGCAGCGCCCATAGTCTTAAAGGTGCTGCTGAACTTATCCTTAGCG